CAATAGAAGTATTTCAATTATTACCATCAATAGGAACAGGTACAGCTGCATTACCTGATTATAGATATGCATTAACAATTAATAGTGGTATGAGAGTATCATCCGATTCTGGAAAAACGTTTAGAACATTAGATCCAGTGGACTTTAACGATACAGCCGATGCAGATATATCAACATATTCAATTGATAATTCAGGAAATATAACATATTATCTATTAAAAAAGACAGTATCAGCTGTCTCTGGAGAAGTAAAGACAAGCACATTTACCTTTGGAAATCCAAAACAATTTGATAAAATAGTATTACCAACAGAAAACTTTTTAGATATTATAAACGTAACAGACTCTAATAATAATAGATGGCATAAAGTAGATTATCTAGCACAAGATACTGTATTTGAAGATATCGCCAATATTTCTTTTAATGACCCAGAATTATCACAGTATAGAAGTACCGTACCATATATCTTAAAATTAAGAAGAACTCCGAGAAGATATGTAACACGAGTAAGAGCAGACGGAAAGACAGAAATGCAATTTGGTTCAGGAATATCATCAGATTCAGATGAAGAAATAATACCAAATCCAAAAAATGTAGGATTAGGTTTAGATTTACTATCACGAACCACATCAACGAATATAGATCCTAGTAATTTCTTATATACCAGTACATACGGATTAGTCCCATCAGATACAACATTAACAGTAACGTATACAGTCGGAGGAGATACTTCAGAAAATGTAAACTCAAATTCGATTACGGCAATTAATGCAATCGAATATTTAAACGATAATTCTACAATAGATCTTACTAGTACAAAAGCTTCTGTTGCAATATCAAATCCTGAACCAGCACGTGGAGCATTAGCATCACCAAATTTAGAAAATATTAGGATGGAAGCAGCTGCCGCCTTTGCAGCACAAAATAGAGCAGTAACAAGAGAAGATTATATTGTAAGAGCATACTCAATGCCTGCAAGATATGGTTCAATTGATAAAGTATACATTGTAGGAGATTCTCAACTAGATACATCAGATAAAGATTATCCTAGAGATGTAGTTAGCAATCCATTAGCATTAAATATGTATTGTTTGGGATATGATTCGAATAATAAATTAACTATACTAAACAAAGCTATAAAAGAAAATTTAAGAACATATATGTCAGAGCATAGATTATTAACAGATGCAATTAATATTAAAAATGCATATATCATTAATCTTGGAATTGATTTCGAAATAGTAACGCGACCAAATGAAAATAGTCATACAGTAATTTTAAGATGCATAGAAAGATTGAAACAAATATTTAGTAATGATAGAATGCAAATTAACGGAACAATAAATACATCAAATTTGGTAAGTGAATTAGATCAGGTTTTAGGAGTACAAAGCGTTGCATCAGTAAATATAACTAATTTATTCGACACCGGAGCAGGATATTCTGGAAATGTGTATGATATCAGAACAGCTACAAAGAATAATATTATTTATCCTTCGCTAGATCCTAGTATTTTTGAAATTAAATATCCTAATAATGATATTAAAGGAAGAGTTGTTAAACCTTAAGGAGTGAATTATGTACAGAATATTTTATGCAGAACGTGATGCAACATTATATGAAAAATATCCAGACCAAAATACTGGCATCGATCAAATACTCGAACTAACAAAAATAGCTTCTGGTTCAAAATTAAACGGTGTTATTCAAGGAAATACATATAATACTAGATTTTTAATTGATTTTGGGTCTGAAATAACTACGCTTACAAGCGAAGTAAGTAGAGGAAATATTCCTCCTATTGGCAATGGAGCAAACTCTGCATCAGTATTCCTTAAGATGTATGCAGCATCAGCTAATGATTTATTAACTTCATATACTATCAACGCATTTCCAGTAACTGAATCATGGACAAATGGAAACGGAAATTATTCAGACAATCCAATACAAAAATATGGAGCATCATGGTATTATCGTACAAGTGATGATACTGCAGATGGCTGGACAACAGGATCAGCTGCAGCAAGTTCAGGCACTGTACAAGGAACAACTAATACAGATGGCGGAGGATCGTGGTACACAGGTTCAGGCTACCAAGCTTCTCAATCGTTTGCAAACGAAGCACCGGATATTAGAATGAACGTTACAGATATCATACGACAATGGGTTTCTGGCAGTATAACCAATAATGGATTCATCGTTAAACGACCATATAGCAATGAAATCTCTGGCCAAGTTTATGGAAGTTTGAAATTTTTTGGAAGAGAAACTCATACAATATATGTTCCTAGATTAGAAGTAGCTTGGGATGACATAAATAATGCAGGAGGAACAAATACAGTAACAGCAAACACATACGTTCCATATATCAAAAATATTAAATCAGAATATAGAACAGCAGAGATTGCAAGATTTTATATAGGAGTTCGACCAGCATTTCCATCTAGAACTTTTCAAACATCGTCATTTTATGAGACTAAAGAAAGACTTCCAGTATCAAGTTCATATTCAATAATTGATACAATAACAAATGAGACGATAATTCCATTTACTGATAAATATTCGAATTCAAAAACAAAAATAAGTAATGGTGGTGATGGAAGTTATTTCAACTTAAGAATGGATAGCTTTTTCCCAGAAAGATATTATAAGATAATGTTAAAGTGTGAACGTTCAACTGATACGCAAACGTTTGATGATGGATTTCATTTTAAAGTAGTTAAATAATGGCAAATAAGTATACAGAAAGAAAATCGTCGGAACAGCGAAAACAGAACCCGAACACTTTATTGTTGAAAATCATGCAACAAGAATATCCTGATGATCTTTTATTTGGAATGGGATTCTTAGCACAAAAAGAACAACATAAAACAAGCTTCCCAGTTGAATCAAATCCTCCATTACCAGAAGTCGAGCGTAGTGATACTGGTGTATTAAAAATAGTAGCTAAATATCAACATAAAATGAAAGATGGTTTGGTAATGTCTGGCCGTGCCGATCACGAAGGTTCAAAACCTGATACGGAAGAATTAGTTAAAGAATATACAAAATATTCACTTGATAAAACAATCCCAACTGTAGATGAAGATGAACTAGATGAATTAATAGATGAAGAATGGGAATACTTCGAAGACCCTGATGATGAGCCTCCAATTGTAATTGTAGAAGGCGGACAAACTGGTTTATTTATAGCTAATAGAAATTTTGCATTGCGTGATATACACGATTTATATATTCAAGAAGGCCCAGAAAAAATACTTGAGTTCGATGAATCATCTACAGATCAAATAACAGATGTATTTTGTGTATTTTATACTGTAGATGGAATAGCATATCCAATACCAAATTATAAAACATTAGAAGTAATGTTGGTGGAAGCAGGACTTACATACAACTCACTCCGTGTAGCAGATGAAGATCAATTTATTCAATTCGATTTAAAGTTTGACGGAGATGAAGAAACAGACCAATCAGCAGTTGAAGAATTCCGAGAAAGATTAGGATACGGTGCAGTGATAGATCGTACTGCAGATTGGACCACCGAAGTTAGATTCAGATCAGAATATGAAATCAGAGACCCATTCAAAAGAGATCCAGGAGATTATATTAAGCCATTGGACTTACGAGGCCAAAATATATCTGAAACAACATTAGGTCCTAGAATTGATTTATATCAACAAGAAGATTTAGAAGATATGTATTTTGATCAAGCATTCATGGGACAAACAACTCGCGAAAAATTTAGAGAACAATACGAAGGAAAAATGATTTTATTAGACTGGCCAAAAAAAGTATTATCAGGCTGGGGCGAAGATCAAGCAAGTAGAGGAACTGATGTTAAGTATGATGACGCTGTATGGGGTCTTCGTATGATGATAAATGGTCATTGGAAACAAGTTACAGAACCATTTGTAATGAGATTATATGCTGAATTAAACGATCAATATCTTGATTCAAAAGGTAATCTTGCATTAACACAGTATGAGGAAGACTGGGGCCGATATGGTAAATGGGGATATTTAAATTTATTAGTCGAAGCCGGAGCAGTTACAGTAGTTCAAGCCGCAGGTGATACCACAATAATATCTGATGATGGAGAAGACGATCCATTATGGTCTTTATTTTCGCATATCGTAGAAGCGGACGGCTCAGAAGAATTCAAGGACCCCGATACAGCAGCAGCAGCTGGAGTAAGGCCAGATGGAATTAAAGGCCTTGATAAAAGAGAATATGTTGAATATTTAGATAATTATACAAACGGCGGAAAGATGTTTGAAGTTCCTCATTTATTAAAATATGAACCAAAAGGCTCAATAGCATATTATGATACAGAACAATATAAATCATTAATAAGAGAAGCAATAGTACAAGGCGAGATTGATAAAGTAAAAGATGATATATTAGAATTATTTCCAAGCGTAGCTGCATTAGTACAAGAAACAAGAGCTCTATTTAATACATTACCTACCAATTATAATCAATACGTAACAAACATGTTAGGAGGTGCGGGCCCATTATATCAAGTAATGAGATCAAAAGATCCTTGGAAATATGTTAAAAAGAAACGTAAAAAATTAAAAACAAAAGATGACCGTCATAACATTTTTAAATTATATATGAAAAATGGTCGTATGAGACGAAATTTATCTGAAAGCGAAGAAAACAAAATTGTTTCAAATGGTGGAAGGCATTGGATGAGAACAATATCACGTGATAAATTTAATGATAATTTAGTAAAATATTCAAAGATAGTTGCAACAACATCACCACTTTTCCTTCTTAATCCTGTTGTAAGTATGGGAATGGTGACCACTTACGGAGTTGCAAGTCTCATTAATAAATTGCGTGGCTCTGTAGCACATAATAAAACAAATAAATTACCTCCATGGAGGTATATGGACGGAGATGCATATTTGTACGATTGTATAGCTAGAGAAGTATATGAGACAATTGAAGAAATGTATAATAGATCTCTAGAGATAGACGAAAATTGGGAAGTAATTGTAACATATATAGACCAGGCAGAAGAAATAATATATCAATTTGATAAAGATTTTACACGCGCGGACAGTATAGAAGATTTTATAGCTTTATATGACTCATTAGAAGAAGTAGAAAATACAATCCGTAACCCAGAAGTATTAGATTTAATTGATAGAGCAGATCAATTACGTAAAGATGTAGATGGCAATCTCAAAAAATATTTAATGAATCAATTTAAAGCTTTACAACATATGCGCTCCCGATGTTATAATGGCCAAGGTAGGCGTAAGAAATTTGGAATCGCCTGGCCAAAGTCAGTACAAAAAATATACCGTAAATATTGTTATGACCAATCTGTTAATTTTTCAACTTATAATCCAGGATAATGGCGTTAGATAGATTTACAAATAAAGAAGAAATACTTAATACCGATGGTATGGTAAGAGGTATTGTTTGGAACGAAGAGGACCAAAAGCTATTACAATTAGACACTCTGACTGTATCACCATCAGATACCCCAATTGTAGAGATACATGCATACACTCCGACAAGTGAGTATATTACAGGAGGTATTACCGATACAGGTGAATTTAGAGATAATAAATTATTTATAGACTACACAACCGCGCTATCAGAGTTTGAAATAACGCGTGGATTATTTGAAACAGTTGTCAATGTACAAAGATTATTATTAGGTACTCCAGAGGATTCAGAATTTTATATTAAAGAAATATCACCCGACAGGAGAGAAGTATATATAACAGCAAATCTTCCAGAAGAGGAAAATAAAGAAACTCAAATTGAAGAAATTCAAGATTATCTAAGCAAATGGGGCGAAGATACTTACACAGATATTACATATGATGAAGAAGGGAAGGAATCAGGTACTGTTGAAAGACCAATTAGTCAAGATATTGCGTTAAATTTCGGCGAGAATAGAGTTTATAAAATTATAAACCAAAAAGATTGGGGTGAAGAAAACGAATTTGTAGTAAGGTTATATCAACCACTTCCAGCTACTATTAATGAAAAAATGACATTATGGATTGTAGAAGAAATAGCCGATTCATATGTTGATAATATTGATATAAATGTAGTTCCAACAAAACCAATAACAATTCAAGTACCTGGACCAAATTTTGCGGTAGGAAACGAATATGCAACAGTAACAGAAACAGATTTTCGAACATGGAACCAATTATTAGATACAAATCTTACAACCACACAAGAGATACTAGATAGAGTATTCTCTGGTTCATTTGGCATGGGTCCTAGTTATGAAGGACCAAATAATTATGTATCTGCTCCTGCTATTGATTATAGCGGATTCCAAAATTATATACATTTTTCATCAGCTAAAGAAAGAGTAGTTAATTTTAAATATAAACTACAACTTATTGAATATTACGATGACCAAATAGGTACACTTGAAGGTGCACTTGGAGATGACACTGGTTCCTTGCAAGGCAATGTAGCTAAAAATAGAAGAAATCGTGATCGAGTAGTCGGCGGTTTTGATGGTTTTGAACGATGGTTATATAACGAACAAACGTCGAGTTTATTTACTCATTTTGAGGCATACAAACAACAAGGAGTTAATATACGTTCTAATGGTGGATTTATAGGAGAACATGGATATGAAATAAAACCATGGCCAAAATATTTATCAGGAAGTACATATTATTTACATCATACTACGTCTTCATTATCTACAGCATGGTATAATGGAGTATATTCATCTGCATCACTATATGATGATGAAAGTGATAATCAATTAGCTAATTCTATACCAGCTCATATTAGAGATGATGATAATAACTCAGAATACGTAATGTTTGTTAATATGATATCACATCATTTTGATATATTACATAGCTACATTAAAGCGTTAACAAAATTTCCAGCCGGAGAAGAACATCCTAAATTAGGCATAAATAAACATTTATTATATTCCGCTGCTAAGAATATGGGATGGCAATTAGCCAACGGAAACCAGGCATCACAATTATGGCAGTATGTATTAGGAAAATCAGGCTCAGGAGAATATAAAACGACTAGTGCATTATTTTCTAAATCTGATGAAGAAATTACAACTGAAGTATGGCGCAGGATAGTTAATAATCTTCCTTATCTATTAAAAACAAAAGGTACTGCAAGATCAGTTAAAGCATTAATGAATACATATGGTATTCCGCAAACTTTATTAAGTATTAGAGAATATGGTGGACCAAAAGTATCAGGAGATGCACCAGCATTAATTGAAGATAGATTTACATATGCATTACAATTTAATTCTGGATCTCATATCAACTGGATAGATGATTTTCATAATACCAATATTGGCAATTGGGGATTTCAAAGAGAAGGATTGTCGTCAGGAGCTGATA